GCAAGAAAAAACCAATGCGATTTGTATGTTATTTTTGAGAAACAAGAATGAAAAAAGAACTTAATCAAATAGCAGAAATGTTAGAGAGCTTACAACAAGACATAAATAAATTTATAAGGTGGTTATTTAAATGAAAAAATTATATTTAGACTTTGAGACATATTATGACGTGCAATTTTCACTGACTAAAATGTCCACAGCACAATACATAAATCACAAAGATTTTAAGGTTTGGGGAGTAGGACTGAAAGTAGACGACGAAGCTACGGAATGGTACAGCGCAGATGAAACAGACGATGTTTTAGCTGCAATAGATTGGAGCGATATCGCTTTAGTTTGCCATAACACTTTGTTTGATGCCTTCATTCTTACAAGGCATTACGGTTATAACCCTGCGTATTATTATGATACGGCTGCTATGAGCAGAGGTTTATATCCTAACATGTCGGCTAGGCTGAAAGACTGCGTTACACGCGAGTTTCCGTCTGACAATACTATGCGAAAGGGAGAAGAGTTAGCAAGTGCCAAAGGCATACGCGACCTTGACCCTACGCTTGACGAACAAATTGGTTCGTATTGTATTCAAGATGTTGACTTAACGTACGCACTCTTCCAGTCCTACATGGTTGGGTTTCCAGAGTCTGAACTAGACTTGATCGACCTAACTACACGAATGTTCGTGGAGCCAAAGCTTCAATTGGACCAGCCTATGCTGTTGCAATATAAAGAAGATATGGCAAAACGTGCAGAAGATGCCATCGAGTCTTCAGGTGTAACACGCGAAATTCTTGCTTCACAACAAAAGTTTCGTGCACACCTGGAGCAGCTTGGCATTACGATACCCACGAAGAAAAGCCCAACAACAGGTAAACAAATACCTGCATTTGGAAAAAATGACCCTGCGTATTTGCAAATGTGTAACATGTACCCAGAACATCGTGCATTGTGGGACGCCCGTGAAGTAGTCAAATCACGTATAGATGAGACTAGAGCACAAAGGTTTATTGATTCGTGCAATCCTGACGGCAGCTTCGGTGTACCGTTACGATATTATGCCGCACATACAGGTAGGTTCGGTGGGTCTGATAAAATCAACCTACAAAACTTACCTCGCGGATCTAAGTTACGCACGGCAATCAAAGCTCCAGTTGGTCAAAAGTTATTTATAGCTGACTTGTCTAACATAGAAGTTCGCATGCTAGCGTGGTTAGCTAAAGAAGCTGACTTACTTGATGCTTTTAGAAACAAACGCGATGTTTATTGCGAATTTGCTTCGCAAGTGTACGGTAAGCCAGTAACCAAAGCTGACACTTTAGAAAGATATGTCGGTAAAACTGCGGTACTAGGTCTGGGTTACGGTATGGGACATGTAAAGTTCCAAGATACTTTAAAAACTGGAGCTGTCTCTGTAGATGTAACCGATAGCACTGCCGTGCAGATTGTCCAGCAGTACAGGGGAATGTACACAAACATACCTATATTGTGGGCGAGGATGAAAGATTTACTTTTCAGTATGATTTCTCCTAGAGAATACGGTACACATTACGGGCCCATTACGGTCGGCCCACAGCAGCTAACCTTGCCAAATGGCATGGCACTTAAATACCCTGACTTACGATATGCAGGTGGTGAATTTATATACAGCACACAGAAAGGAATAGTTCGTACGTACGGACCACGCCTAGCAGAAAATGTTATTCAAGCACTAGCAAGAATAGTTATTACTGACCAGATTCTGGAAGTTCATGCGTTACCTGAAGTCGACGTAGTTCTACAGGTACACGACGAAATAATCGCATTAGGGTCTGAAGTCGATTCAGATGCTACAATGGAAAAGATTATGAATATTATGAAAACCCCACCCTCATGGTGCAGTGATTTACCACTAGATGCCGAAGGAGGCGTTAGCCAGGTATATGACAAATAAAAAATCAAACTTAATCCTAACAAGAAAAGTTGGTGACCGAATCGTGTTGCACACTGGATCAGGAGATCCTTTGTGCACGATTACAGTTACAAATGTTTCACATAAAGCATGCAAACTAGCTTTTGAAGCAGACTTTTCTGTTCGTATAGACAGGGAAGAAGTTTACAAAAAGAAGGAGAAATAAATGAAAATTGTATTTTTACAAGCTAAAAAACCGCTTGTCAAAGAAATAACAAAGGACGGTACAAAACCATATCCTCTTGTTAAAAACTTTACATCACATGAAGAAGCTATAACAGTAGACAAAAAAGGTCTTGATAAGCTGTTTCGTGTAACTAATGCTGCCGCTGAACAAGGCTTTTGTATGTTAAAAGGTTCATTAAAACGACCATTAGTTGATGAGCCCAGAGCATTCATGACCGATCGTGCAGTATCAACTGAGCTTTTAGTGTTAGACGTAGATGGTTTACGTGCAACACCCGGCGATGACCTACAAGCTATGGCCGATCGTATCGTGCTTCAGTTACCTGAGCTCTTTCACGATTGTTCTTATATAGTTCAAGCCAGTGCTTCTTTAGGTATTAAAAAAGATACTGTTTCATTACACCTATTCTTTTTGCTAGATATGCCAGTTCATCCGAAGACTCTAAAAGACTTTCTTCGTAGTTTAAATTACGAATCAGAGTTTCTTGCAGAACAGATTACTTTATCGGCCAACGGCCAAAGTCTTTCGTGCGTGTTAGACCCATCTGTGGCAGATAACAGTAAGTTAATTTATATAGCACCACCTAAATTTGTTGGTGTTAAAGACCCATATCCCAATGGCAGATTCATCAAGGTTGACCGTGGTTCAGCTGTTCTTAAAATCTCCTCATCTTTAGTCGGTGTTAATCCTGAAAAGGTACACGCCCTCGGTTTGCAGATTAAAGATAATTTAAGGAAGAAAAACAATCTTCCTAAAAGAACAGGCAAGTTATCTACGGTCAACGTTGCTGGTGAAACACACGAAGTGTTACAAAACCCAGACAAAATGACTATAGAAGTTACTCGTGTAGCAGAACCTTACGTTAACTGTAACGTGAACGGAGGCGACAGTGGAGGTTATTACTTTTTGTTAACCAGTCCACATTACATGTACAACTTCAAAGGAGAACCTGTATGGGAAATAGAAAAAGCTGATGTAGATTTCTACAGAAGTATATTTGATATCTTTGCAGATAAAATAAACGCAGAAACAAAACAAAAACCAATTGTTTTACGTGATTTTTACACAGACACATTTTATAACGGAGTATATGATGAAACAAAACAACAATTTAGTGAAGACTACCCACTCACGCCTACCAATAAAAACAGCCTTAACGATTTTCTTAAAAGTCATGGTCGCGGCGCCTTGGATTATGTCCCTGATGCTCGTGTCGTATTTGATCCGAGCACTGACGAAGGTATCAACCTTGATACAGTCCCGTACAGCGTAAACCTTTTCCGTCGTACTAAATACATGATGAACCCTAATGAAAATGTAAAACAACTTTCGTACGGTAGTGCTATTGAGATCCAAGATGTTGCACCTAATTTCTATAAATTAGTTATGCACATACTCGGAAACGGTAAACCAGAGTTTGAACATTTCATTAACTGGCTTGCGTACATATATCAGAACAAACGCAAAGCTATGACCGCATGGATATTTACGGGCGTACCAGGCACTGGTAAAGGTTTGTTTGTACACAAAATACTTAAACCATTGTTTGGCGAACAGCAAACACCTATGAGAGCATTAGAAAACATAGAAGAACAATTTAACTTATACATGAGAACAGCAATGTTTCTAGTAGTTGATGAGTTTCGTATGGCTGACTCAGGCTCAGTAGGTAAAATGGCGGACAAACTAAAACACCAGATAACAGAACCAACACTTACTATTAGAGCGATGCGTACAAACCAAATCGAGCTGCCATCTTTCACGAACTTTATCTTTCTTACTAACAGAGCAGATGCAGTTAAAATAGAAGACAGCGACAGAAGGTATAACGTAGCACCAAGACAAGAAACTAAACTAGAAATAGCTAACAAACAAGTAATAGAAAATATAGACTTGTTAGAACAAGAATTATTTATAGTTGCAGGCTTACTGCAAGAGTTTCAAGTAGATGCTCGTATGGCTCATACAGCTTTAGAAAACGACGCAAAGAAAGAAATGAAAGAAGTGTCTATGTCTATACTAGAAGAGTTTGCAAATGCAATACGCATACGCAACTTAGAATATTTTACAGAAGTATTAGATATACCACTTACTAACACTTTTGACGCAGGCGGCATTAGCACGGCACAACGTTATGTTAAAGAATGGTTAGCACAATCTAACAACGAACAAGTTATACCATTAGCTCACTTTAAAGTTGTTTATGACGCTATGACTGACAGCCGTAATACTATATCCCAACGAGAGTTTGCTAAACGTATGTCCAGGCTTAATATAAAAACCGCACGTAAACGTGTAAGTACAGATCGTACAGCTGGTATACCGCGCGGTGTTGTATTAGTTTGGAAAATAGATAATAATGTAAGAAAGGATTTGATCGAACAACATTTCGACGAAAGGGACTTAGGACTAATAGATGAAGAATCTAACACAATCCAAGCGTCCAGACCTAATCTCAACGGTTAGTGTCAAGGAGGACATCGAACTAGGCTATATACCAGCCTGGTCTTACTCGACTTTAAAAACATTTGAGTCTTGCGCTTACCGCTCTTACATAGCTAAAGTAAAAAAAGTACAAGAGGACTTCGGTCCCGCAGCTGCACGTGGCACAGAAATACACAAGCAAGCTGAAGATTATGTAGGCGGATTATTAGCTGAGCTACCTGACACCCTAAAAAAGTTTACTTCAGAGTTTAAGAAACTACGCGAAATGTTCGCAGAAGCACAAGTAGAACTAGAAGGTGATTGGGGTTTCACACGTGAGTGGGGAACAACTGGCTGGCTAGCAAAAGATGTGTGGGGACGGATCAAACTTGATGCGTTTGTACACGAGTCAGAAACATCAGCAAGAGTTATAGATTACAAAACAGGTAAAGCTTATGGCAATGAGATTGCTCACAGCCAACAAGCTCTTGTTTACGCAATCGGTAGCTTCTTTAGATATCCAGAATTACAGATTGCTAAAACCGAGATATGGTATCTCGACCACGGCACTATGTTAGAACAGGTGTATACGCGGGACGAAGCTATGGTCTTCATGCCCAAGTTACACGATAGAGCAATAGCTATGACTACTGCAACCAAGTTTCCGCCAAACCCTAGCAATTACAATTGCAAGTGGTGTTCGTATGGCAAGGGCGAGTTCCCTGTTTGCGAATGGGCAGAAACCTGATACAATAATATTAACGAATAACGAAAGAACGATTAAGGAGTAACGATGAACGATATACCTGTGGCTTACGACCACCAACAAAAGACTACTGATTTCATAGTAGCAAACCCTAAATGTTTAATAACCTCAGATCCTGGTACTGGCAAAACGCGTGCGGTTTTAGATGCTCATGCTATACTCGGAGGCAAGACATTAGTCTTAGCACCACTTTCAATATTGGAAGCGGCGTGGGGGGAGGACATTGACAAGTTTCAACCCAATATAAAATATGGAGTAGCTTATGCAAAAAACAGAGAAAAAGTCTTTAAAGACATTGATAACCTCGACATGGTCATCACTAATTTCGAGGCTGTTAACTTTCTACGTAAAAACTCACGATTCTGTAAGCAGTTCGATACAATCGTTATTGACGAATTTACCGCTTTTAAAAATCGCACAGCCAAACGTAGTAAAAATCTCAAAGAAATTATCTACCATTTTACTAATAGGATTGCCATGTCTGGTACTCCTAATAGTAATACTATTCTAGATATATGGCACCCAGCATACCTAGTCGACGACGGTGAGCGACTAGGTGCTAGGTTCTTCCAATTCAGATCCCAAGTATGTACGCCAAAGTTCAATGGCTTTGCAAACGAATGGATTGACAAACCTGATGCAGAAGATGCAGTTGCAATAAGACTGCGCGACATTACCATCCGTTATGCATTGTCAGAATGTATGGATCTACCTGACAACATAACACGAACAATCAACACTAACTTGTCTAAACAGATACAGCAAAAATATAATCTCCTTGCTAAAGATTCTGTGTTGTATACAAAGACTGGCACAGTCAACGCGGTTCACGCGGGAGCTCGTGTCAAGAAGCTACTGCAGCTAGTTACAGGAGCAGTATACGACGAAGATAAGTTAGTGCAGTTTGTACATCAAGAACGTTATGACATAGTTATGACACTTGTAGACCAACGTGCACACTCCCTGGTAGCATTCAACTGGCGACACGAACGTGATGCTTTAGTTGAGCTAGCAGAAAAACAAGGTGTGTCATACGAAATCATTGACGGTACGGTTAAAGCCGAGAAGAGAAAAGATATCGTAGCACGATACCAAGCAGGCCAAATTAAAATGCTATTGTGTCACCCACAATCAGCATCTCATGGTCTTACTCTTACAAAAGCTAACACAGTTATATGGTGTTCGCCTACGTACAACGCTGAACACTTTCAGCAATTTAACCAACGTATTCATAGAGCAGGTCAAACACAAAAGACCGAGACTATATTAATACAAGCTAGAAACACTTGGGAGCCCGAAGTGTACGCTAAGCTAAATACTAAACTAGGGCGAATGGAAAATCTATTACACATTCTACAGGAGGTAGGACATGGCAAAGAAACTAAATGACTTATTAGCCGAGTACGGCAAAACACGTGACGAGATAAAATCTCTACAAGCACAAGAAAAAGAACTAAATGTTATCAAGCGTGAGCTTGAGTACCAAATTACTATTAGGATGCAAGAGGAAGGCCTCGATAAAATCTCTAATAGTGGTAGGACAATCTCTATTAAACAAGAGATTGTGCCGACCGTAGAGGACTGGGATGCACTTCAGGACCACGTAGTTAAAACTAAACAGTTTGAATTACTCCAGAAGCGTATGTCAGCCACTGCGTATAGAGAGTTGATTTCATTAGGTACGGACGTACCTGGAGTGATCAGCACAGAGTTAACCCGTATTAATTACAGGTCAACATAATAATAACCAATAACGAATGACGAAAGGAGGAATAACGATGTCAAACGATATTAGCGTAGTAACGAGCAAGGTTCCAGCTCATGTAAAATCGGGATCAAAACTAGGTAATGAGAATGTACAATCTGAACATATCTCAGTACCAAGGGTAAAGCTACTTCAGAAAATGAATAACGAAGTTGACCCAAATCATAGTGAGCATATAGAGGGCTGTAAAGAAGGCGACTTTATAAACACTGTGACTGGCGAAAACTACGGTTCATCTATGTATGTAGTCAACACTCACTTCAAAGAAGAGTTTGTTGTGTGGAGAAAGCGTGAAGAAGGTGGCGGTCTTGTAGGGAACTTCCCAACAAGAGGTGAAGCTGAAGACTATCTAAGTGAAAACAACTTAGAAATGGCTAAGCACGACATCACTCAAACGCAAATCCATACTTTACTTCGTTTGGATGATAAGACGTCAGAAGTATCTGATATACCTTTTCTATTTGATTGTGCTTCATCAAAGCTCAAAGTATCTAGAGAATGGAATACTAAGATAATGAAACAAGGTGGAGATAGATTCTCTTTCTTGTGGAAGATGTCTTCAGTCCCGCAAAGTAATGCAAAGGGCTCTTGGGTCAACATTGACATCACAGGTGTTGATTGGCTAAAAGACGAAATTTACCAACAAATAAAATCTTTCTATGAAAGAACGTTTGTTAAGTAAATAAGTACGTGCAATCCGGGTGCGACATTATAGGTCGCATCCACGATTGTGTTACACTTAATATGTGCGTGAAAAGGAGTTCATCAACAAAGTGCATCGACACTTACCTAAATCAATCTATCGTTGGAAAATTAACGACGCTTATCATGGCGGCGTACCAGACACATTTTACTCAGGCCGCAATGGTCATTGTTTTATCGAGTATAAATATAAAGAAAAATTACCTAAAAGAGATTCGTCTCAAATTATTTTGAACTTATCTCCCCAACAAAGAATATGGCTAACCCTTCAACATTCTAATAATGTTATATGTTATGCCGTGCTTGCCTCGAAAAATAAAGTTTTTGTAACCCAAGAATTTAATATGCCTGGCTTAACGCTAAAAGATTTTAATGAACAAAGTATTCCTTTTAAAGAATATATACAATTAATAGAAAATATAACTATAGGAGAAACAAATGACTGATTATGTAAACTCGCCACCTCATTATAATACCGGAAACGTGGAGTGCATCGTGGCAATAGAAGAAAGTATGACCCCAGAATCTTTTAAAGGATATCTAAAAGGAAACATCCAGAAGTATATGTGGAGGTATGAGGCTAAAAAAGGACTACAAGACGTCCTTAAAGCTCAATGGTACTTAAATAGGTTGATAAAAACACTAGAAAAAGAGCAATCAGTGTCTGACGCACAGGAAAGCCCGCCAGATAAATATTGATTTAGTTGGACCTACGGCCTTAGTTACCCTAACAAAACCTCATACAGAGCATTGTGTGAGGTCATTTTTTGCCAGCTTTCTTATTTCTGGCGAAAGAACGGTTTTTTGCTCGTCTAATTACTTTTAGGTTAGATTTCTTATTGTTTTTAGGATTTCCGTCTTTATGGTGAACATCATTCCCATCTCCCTTCTTAATTAACCCTAGCTTTTTTGCCATTCTATTAGCTGCATTACGCATTGCTCGCTTTTTTATTTGAGCAGGTTTGCCTTGGTAGTTCTTATATTCTTTTTTGTAGTCTCTTGCCATCTAAACAGTATACACCTTTAACTGTTCTTCTTTACCCTTTACACTTATAGTTCCAACATAAGTCATTTGGTCTAATACTTTGTCTGCGGTAGACTCTCCGATCAGTATATCTACCCCTGCATCCTTAGTAGCTGATTCTAACCGAGCAGCTACATTTACTGCGTCACCTATTGCTGAGTAATCAAATCTAGAATCGGAACCCATGTTTCCTATAATTGCATCACCAGTATTTAACCCTATACCTATTGCTATTGGTTCGGGTAGTTCTTTTTGTAGCATGCGAATAGCTGTACGCATATCTCGGGCACAGGCAACGGCACGTTTTTCATGTTCATCTAAATCGAGGGGGGCGTTAAAGATGGCCATACATGCGTCGCCTATGAATTTGTCCACCATACCACCGTGTGCCTGTATACATTCTACTTGTACGGTAAGGACCTTGTTCATTATGTCAGTTACTTGTTCTGGTTCTAGTTTCTCAGATAAATTTGTAAACCCTCTTACGTCAGTAAAAAGGAATGTGCATCGTCTTCTTTCTCCCCCGAGCACCAAGAGGTCTGGATCTTTTTGTAGTCGTGCAACCTGGCGTGGATCCAGGTAATGCCCGAACTGTTCCTTAATCTGTTGTCTAAGTTTATATTGTTCGCCAAAGCGCAACCAAAACTCTTGTACAGATATAAGTGTCATTGATACTATACTATAACTAAAGTCTATAAGTATATTATTTCGTGCAAACCATACAGCAGCTGCAACTTGCGCGCAGTATAAAAGCCCGACCCCCGCCATAGAACCTGCAACAGGTGAGAATCGTATTATAACTATTACTAATGACAAGACCCCTACTAATATAATTAATTCATATAATACAGAGGCCCCTGGAATTTGTGGTACATCCACAGTCATGCTTTCTGCTAAAGCTGCTTGTACTTGGTGTGGGTACTTTAGTCCTACGGGCGTTGCTATCTGGGGCATAACCCCCTTTGCAGTTACTCCTACAAACACAAACTTATCACGTACATTCATCTCTTCCAAGCTAGTGCTCGGAGTATCAATCCAAGATACCCACCTACGACCAATGCTATCTACAGGTATTTCTGAATAGTTAGGTATAGTAAGTTCTTCGATCTGACCTTGCTGTCCTTTAATAATGTACGTATCTGCACCGCTAATCATTTTAATAACTTGTACGCCAAAAGACGGAGTCCAACCATCTGGAGTCTGAAGCAATAAAGGTAAACGCCTGACTAAATTATCTACATCAGTACGTGCAACTGCTAGCCCCTGGTAGGCTGAGTCTGCTAGCACGGGCACATTTCCAACCACACCTTGTGAGGCAATACCTTGTATGGGTTCTCCATCTCCTAATATAACTGTGCCTGTAGTTGGAGCATAAGAAGTGCCCCCTTCAAACGTAGCAATAACACTCGGACCTTGCAATAAAGCATCTGCAAATGCCTGATCTCCACCGAATCTATCTGCTTGTGGAAACGCAACAACCCAACCAACACCTAACGCCCCTGCTTCTAATAAGTCTAATTGTATTCGTGCAAGGTCTTGTCGCGGGTAGGGCCAGCCGCCCGCAAGTGCTACATCTTCTTCTGTTATATCTAACGTGGTAAACCAGCCAGATGGATCTGGTGTCTGTACGAGTGCATCAAACGCTTTTAATTTAAGTATCTCTGTAGCTTGCCAGTTAAATAGTAACGGTATTGCTAACAAAGGTACGGTTATTAAAGAAATCCATTTCTTCATTTCCTACTCCTTAGTTCACTTGTTGAAAAAGAATGTTTACGGCTGGTGTAGAACACTTCATGCATACCTTTACCAGTAAACGGTTTGTCGGTGTAGTCTTCTCCTATAAACCTAATATCTATATAAGTACTGTTTAATAAATCTAACAGGCTCTTTTCTGTATCATAGGGTATAACTTTATCTATATATTTAACGGCTTTAAGTTGCACATATCTTTCGTATATAGATTGAATTGGCTGGTTTTTGTTTTGTCTGTCTATGCTTGGGTCTGTCTGTAGCCCTACTATTAGGTAGTCACAGTTGTCTTTAGCTTCCTTAAACATAACTACATGACCTGCATGTAATAAATCAAAAGCTCCGCATGTAAATCCGATCATCCTGATCCTTGTGTAATCTTTATAGTAGAGTCACCCCCACCGTTTACTAACACTTGTTGTGTCTTACCGTCCTGTAATAATATTATAGTATAGCCTTGCGATATATTTAAGGTCAACTTAGTAGCCTGGGTTACTGCTCTCTCTAAAATAAGAGTGTCGTCTTGTGTGAAAGTTGTTATCTGGGTAGTGAGATCTTGCCCGAACTTTGTACCTTGTACTAAAGAACCTACTGCTAAAGCTTGGTCCCCTAGAGTATCTAACTCTTGTATAACTGCAAGCAGGTCCTCAAAGAAGTTTACATCTAAATAGTTTATGTCGAGCTCGCTAAACTCAAGTGAATCTTCTGCTAAGTAATCAAACTCTAAGTCTTCAAACTCCAAATAATCTATATCTAATATAGCACCACTGTTTGCGGACGTTGTGGATATCTCTGTGGATAACTTTGATTCGTCCGGAGGGCTTACAATAAGCATGTTATCAATTATGTCTAATGTTAGATCTAGAATAACAGGTTTGCTTGGTGCGTTCTCAAATACATTTACAGTTGTAGCTTCATAAGGTTTGTTTAGTGTTACTGTACCCATTGCGGTAGTAACAAGTATCTCACCACTAGATATTCCGTTAGCATCTGGCAATAATATAATAAGTGATCGACCTAGCTCATCTACTGTACAAGTAAAATCTGTACCTCTAATTGCTATATCTGCTGTAGGTGTGGATAACGAGATGTTCTTTTTATCTATTTTTCCTAGCTTACTACTAACAAAACGTGCTGTGCCGTTCGCAAAACGCAAAGCCATCTTACCCTTAGATGGGTCAGGGTCGTATACATACTCAGTAATTACAAGTTTTGAATGTTCTGTCAGTCGGACAATAGAGTCGTCCAGGAAGGTAATGCCTACACGTCCGTTAGTTGTACGAACGTCATCCATTTGTTGAATGTTAAAGTCTAACTCAGCGCCGTAAGGTTGGTCCCTTAATACGCTAGCGTCTCCTTTTAGTTCTGATATACCACCAATATTAGCAGCTTGTGCTTGTACCTTGGTCGTTTTGAATGACACACACAGTACCAGAAGACCCGTTAGAAATAATCTTAAGCCAGTCATTATTAAGTGTACTCATTTGTTTAATGTTAAATGTTCTGCTGTTGCCTGTTTGGTCTAAATAAAAATACGCACTGGCAGCCCCTGAGCCGTCAAAAGTAACATTGTTAGAGTCACCATCTACATCCATATAACTGGTAGCGCCATCATAATTAATATCAAAATCAAATGTATTACTAGAACCGTTTATAATCCAATCTAAATCTAAGTTACCAGTAAGTGCTGTTGTGCCTACGTTTAAAGTAAAGTCGTTACTGTCTCCTGTAGCATCTATGTTTAGATTACTACCGTCAGCTCCATAAGTATTAGTAGGGTCTACTTGAATAGTAAAGTCATTGCTATCTCCATCAAACTCAAAGAAACCTGTAAAGTTATCAGCTAGTATGTCTCCTAAAAAAGTATTAGAACTACCTATCTGGTTTATATCTAAAGTCATAGTAGCACCGTCAAGGTCGAGCGCGGTCAAAGAACCAGCGGTAGAGTTTAACCCACCTATAATATTCCCAGCGCCTAGTTGTTCTAGGTCTAAGTTTAATGTGGCACCGGCCTGGTCTACATATATCTCGTTATCAGCCGCGTATAGCGGAAGTACAAGCATCATCGCAATCAATTTTAAATTTCTCATCTATACTCCAATAGCCTGCTTCAGTACCCTCCTTGATTATTTGCAGAACTGCTGTTTCTATGGCGGCCCTTAAAGCCAGTCCTCCGGACTCGTTTCTTACAACACCACTCTCTATCTCGACTAACTCTGTATCGTCAGAGATAAATCGAAAAACATCGTTACTCAATGAGGCACTTAGTATTGTTTTTGTTACCAGTGTCTCCAATAAAACTTTGCCTGATGTAACAGACACTAATCTAAGTTGTACTGTTACCGAATCTCTTCTATAAGCTTTGGTTGCGCCAAGGCCTAAATAACGTGCTCCGGCACCTCCGGATGTAACGTTACTCTCATATCCTATCACACCTCCCTCTATAATTAAACCAGCGAACAAAAGGGCCCCTAGTTCTGCACCCTCATCTTTCTGTTCTCTAGTGCTTCGTATGATCTGACGTTCTTTAGTTAGGTTATCAAGGCCTACTCTCTCTACTACCGTGAAAAATCCACCGTTATCAGAACCAGCCTTATGCAAAGCTCTTATAAGATAAGCACTTGGGAGTTGTGTTATAGCAGTAGAGAAAGAAGCATAGCTTGAATTACTTAGTCTTTGTCCGGTTTGGTCTGTAAAACCTGTAGGGTATACAGCTATTACGGGTTGTCGTTTTGGTATGCCAACAGAAGCAAGATTAGATACCGCTAGCGTCTCTACTTGTGCGTTTTCTATTCTTTGGATTGGACCTAGGTTGTTTTCTATAGGGTCAAAAAGTAAAGAAGCGCAGCTAGAAAGTAAAGCTACCGATAGGAATTTGGATAATTGTTTCATTTCCTTCTGCGTCCACTATGGTTAAAGTTATTATGCCATCTACTACACTATAGGTAATAGTATTGCCCTCTAACTCAATTGTACCATTGTCGCTTGGTGTTTCTCCAAACAAGGCTTCTACTAACTGCCTAGACAACTGGGCATATATTCTTGACTCTAGGTTACGAATGAATCTAGCTAGTGTTGTGTTTTCTTTGTCTCTCTCTATCTCATCCTGTAGCGCTTTTATCTCTGCCTTTATAGTCATACGCCTTGTATACTCAACGTTATCTATAGTCAGATAATGGCTAGAAGTATTTTCTCCGCTAAAAGAAGGTGATTTAAACTTATGAGTCATTTGATCTGCCAGTAAGTTCTGTGCAAATATTCCAATAAATAGTATTAACCCAATAATAGCTGCACCTTTAATAATAAGGTCTTTCTCTCTTTCTTCTTTTGCTCTTTGTATATCGAGCTTGCTTGGTCTACCTACTTTTCTTTTAATCTTTTCTTTGGTCATCTCTGTCTGCTTTAGCTATCTTGTTGCTATCAATCAGCTGTGGCACTCCTAAAATAGTTTTAATTAACGTATCTTGTCTAATGATTTCATTGTCCAAACTACGTATTCTATCTATTAATGCTACTAGTATTCCATGCTGAGAGTCAAGTTTTGTACCTAGCCTAAGTTCCATAGCAGTTATTTGTTCTGCTACTTTTTCATCAACTACGTCTAATTTAGTCTCCATGCCGTCAACTATTCGCATTATTAATTGATAGATAAACCAACCTAACCCTAGAGCTGCTGCTATAGGAAAACCAACCTGTTGGATAACAGTTACGGCTTCGTTCATTTATCTTTATCGTTTGAGTGCGAAGCCCCGAAATAAAAAGATATGACTGCGGATGCTAACCCACCTAAGTAGCCTAGCACAAGATTAATCAAGGCTTCGCTGTTTTGTTCTGGCGGTTGTAAAGTAACTAAAAATATATAACCCATAAAGCCACCTACAACTGCTATGCCCATAATACGGGCGGTCCAGTCTTTAGAAAAATGCTTCCGTGCGTCTTGTTTTTCTTCTGTTTCAAGTTTGTAGATATCTACATCAAGCTGTTTCATCTTTGCTTCAAAGTCTTTTTCAGCTTTCTTAATTTCAAGTAGTTGTTCTGGGGTAGCTGCTGCTATTCCTTTTTCTAAAGCCGCTGGAGTGTTTTCTACTCCTAACACTTTAGATATAACGTCTCCTGCCATACCACCCAACGGGCCGCCTAATGCAGTTCCTAATGTTGGAGCTACGCTCCCAACTATATTAGCTAATAACTTCTTCATATTTACCAAGCTTTAACAGCTCCTCCTTGTTTGCTAAATGTTCATCTTCTATATCGCTTTTGCTTTGTCCTGTGTAAGCAACTGCTAAATAGTTATCAATCATCGCTTGGTTTAGATCTACGTCATCTGCAACAATGACGCCTAGAACTCTACCGAACTTCCCTTTCTTGTCTAGTTTTGTTTTAATTTTTAATGAGTCAGCATGCAGTATTGCATCCGATAAAAACTTAGAAGCAAGCTTGCCTCTAGCCTTTTCGTCTAAATCACGTGTTCGTGACTCTGGTGTATCTATGCCATATAAACGTACACGAGACTTGTAAACAATGTCAAAACCCAAATCTATTTCTGCGTCTACCGTATCGCCGTCTACTACTCTAGTTATGCCGCAACTGTATTCGTACATTATTTACCTACTTTAGCTTGTGCCTTTTTATGAGCCTGTCTCATAGTATCGCCCGAAAGCATACGCCTTTTCATAAACTTCATATGCCCAGCAGTATGGTGTTTGGAATGCCTTTTAAGAGATGCCTCTTGTCTTTTAGTAAGAGACTTCTTTTTTATAGGTTTCTTTGCTGTTTTCTTTTTATATGCCATGTCTTATATTATCACGTTCCATCCATTTCTGCATGCCCGTAGAGCTGCCAGGTATAAAAGCCATCTAGGTCAGCTGTTGCTACGCCTGCTTTAAACCAGTTTATTTGTTGTTGCTCTGTAACATCTCTACAAGCAACAAAAGAATCTGGCAACGCACCTTTCAAAAGTGAATGATGATCTAGTGCACGTTCTTCTCTTGTTGTTATAGTTTTAGTGTTGTCAGCCTGATCTATAGCTGTGATATCTACAACTACTGAATCAACCACAGGTACTCCTGTTTCTGTTACAGCTACAGTTCTACTTACAAAAGCATAAGTATAATTAAAATTATGCAGTGCCATCTAATACTCCAGCTAAAGCTCTTCGACTGTTTGGGTATACACCTTTGCAATACATATCTCTCCAGTAGTTATAAGAACTAGGTGCTTCGTTGTATTGTACTTTGTACAACCCTGAAATAATTTGTTGGCTTGTAACGGTTTCATCGAGTGTTACGACACTGTTTTCTGTTTTTCTATAACTTTGCCAAGTTCTTAATTTATAAAAAGATTCAAAGCCGCCTTGGTATGTAAAAGTGTTGTTTACATAAAAAATATCTACGAGTTGTTTGTGTTCAAACCCTAAGCGAATACCTTCTCTTAATAAATTTCTTAGCTCTGTGTTAGTTGTAATCGAACCTGTTACTATTATATCTGCGTCCCAAGTCTCAGTATTAAATAACGCATCCCCTGCTAAATAAGTATAACTACCAAAACCTGCTACCTTTTTAAAGTCATCATACCAAGCATTTAGCTTAGTTTTGTCTGGCCTTTCCCAAGGCGTAGTTGTTGTTATATCGCCTATTGTAAATGAAAAACTCATTAGCTTGGTCCTCCGCCGCCACCGCCACCGCCACCGCCACCGCCACTAGATGTAGTAGTAACTGTAAAGTAATCTACTACATCTGTAATAGTTAGTGCAGCAGTTTTAGCAGTACCCGCAGTACTTGCGCTTGTTATTCGTAAAGAAATAGTGTCACCTGATTGAACAGTAGCTGAGCCTGTTACATAAGTGCCGCTGTTTATACTCATCTTAGCAGTGCTGTCACCAGTAAGTACAGCTGTACCACCAGAAAATCCATTTCCTGAAAGCGTTATGGTATTAGATGTAAACACTGTGCTTTGTGCAACACTACTTTGATTATTAAATGTAAATTGGCTAGGTTGATTTAGTGCAAGTCTTTGGAATGCATATTCTACTTTTAATAAATACCTAGTTCCGCCATCACCCTGGGCATGTACATATACATGAGCAGGGGCACTAGTACCACTTCTTTTTATAAAGGTAACTGGTATCTGGGCTATAGCAGTAGTAGTTTGGAATCTAGCTATACCCGCCCAATACTCTGCTCTATTAGAATGATATTGCAATCCCCCCTCATCGGCCATTGGCAGAGTACCAGAGTCAGGGTGATTACTGTAAGCACCGTTCGCTCCAGACATTTGTACACCTGAACCACTTGCTGAATAAGTGCCATCCCCTACAGCAATACTTAATGTTTTAACCTGGCCACTACCCCCAAAGACTCTTACATAGCCCATATAAATACCACGTTCTGTTCCTATTTCTCCCACCTGAGCTAGTCTCATAGTGTTAACAGCAAAGCCACCTATCGCTGTACCAGATACAACTTTGTTTATTGACGGTAATACTAAGTCTGTAACGTTGATACGGTCAGCATTAATTAAACCAGTCGTGATACGTGAACCGTCGATCACGGTTGATCCACCCGAACCTAGGTCCGAGGACACTATAAGGTTTGCATCTAGGAACTGAGCAGCAATATTGCCTGTAGTTATATTACCCCCGTGTATTACCGTGCTGGTGTTATTAGATAAATCAGTTGCTCTTATAATCGAAGTATCTATACGCGTAGCATCTAAAGTACCCGTTGTTATAGAACCAGCATCGATGTCAACAGCATTGACTAAACCAGCGGTTAAACTATCTATCTTCGCACTTTGTATAGTACCGTCTTTAATTCTAGCTGTGTCTATATATACAACGCCCGAGTCAACAATAAATGGAGCTACAGAGTTAGTAGAGGAAGCACCCGACCCATCCCATATAGCAAACTTATCTGCCTGAAACTGTACGGCTGTACCCGTACCAGAGTCAGAAGCATTAGCTTCAATAACCATACCAGCAACAGCACCGTTAGCATTTACTTGCAATACATACGAAGCAGCTGCATTACCTTCTATGTCCGTAACAGCATTAGATAAAGTAGTAACACTAGCATTTGTAGTTACATCACGTACCTCTACCCAGGCGCTACCACTCCACCTGTATTGTTTGTTGCTGTCGTTAGTATCAAACCAAATATCACCTGTGTTTATTGCTGTTGGTGGATCGTTCTGTGTAAACACCCTTGGGTAATTATCATTAGCTGTATCTCTAACTTCTACCCAATTGTTAGCTCCTGTGCCAGTAGCTCTATATAATTTATTAGCATCATCACTATCTATCCATAGATCACCTGCTGCTAACGCATTAGGAGCACTTGTTCCTATAAAGGTTTTGTTTTTTGTAGCAATAGAAGCATTGACTCCGGTTATTGCCGCAGCTCTTGCACTTGTTTCATCAGAGATAGCTGTCTGATTAATAGTTATATCTGCAGCGTTGCCATCTACATCTGTTCGCAGACTTGATATAAGACCAGCATGGGATGTGGTCAAACTGTCTCTTATACTTTGCCAGTTACTGCCATCCCATCTGTATAATTGTTTGTCATCTGTATCTACCCACAAGTCCCCTATTGTAAGACCCGAAGCACCAGGTGCAGTTGCTTGACTAAAGTTCACAGGTATAGCAGTTACAGTAGTTTCTAATTGGCTAACAGCATTAGCAGTTGCAGCTACACCAGTTGTGCCATGCTCTACAGTAGTCTCTAAAGCATCTATTTTAGTAGAAGTAGAGCCACTTAAGCCTACGGCTGTAGATAAATTAGATACAGCAGTGGCATTTGCAGCTACTCTTGTATCTACAACGGCTACCCAAGCGCTACCACTCCATCTATATTGTTTATTAGCATCATCTGTATCAAACCAAAGGTCGCCTTCTTGTGATCCAGTAGGCTGTGATGTTTGAGCGTGGACCGTGATCCCTGAAGTATCGTTCACGGCCACCCAGTTGCTATTACCAGCTGCAGTTGCACGATACAGTTTATTACTGTCGTCTGTATCTATCCATAAATCACCAATAGAGATGGCAGTCGGTGCTGAAGTAGACACAAAGGTTTGTGTTTTAGTATTTACTGTACCTGATAAAGAAGTAATAGAGCTATTTGTAGCAACTATATCATCTTCGTTATCTTCTACCCTTGAAGTTAAAAGACCTACTGCAGTGTTTATAGCACCTACTCCAGTTGTGCCATTATTAACTGTAGTTTCTAAGTTAGTTATT